ATTTTGCAGGGTCTTCAGAGCGAAATGGAAACGTATTTGGGTCGGCCAGTAGAAGTGGCCGACTTTGTCGAAGAATCTCACATTCTTGAAGGGAATCATGTTGATGTCCCAATGGGCTCATATTTCTATAACCAAGGCCTTGGTCTTGGTTACTCCAACCCAAACGGCATCATCACATACGCTGCGCCACCAAGCACAATTTATATGCGAAATACCCCCATCGTTTCTGTGTCCAAAGTAGAAATAGACGGACCAACATTAAATAATAAAATTCTTGGTGAAGCAGTAAAAAGAACAGCGACAATTACAGCAGCAACTGTCACTTCTGGAACTGCAACCTATACAGCCGCCAACCATGGATTCACGCTCGGTCAGACGGTCACAATAACTGGTGCGTCACCAAACACTTACAACATCAACGCAAAAATAATAACTGCTGTGGCAACAAATACATTTTCTATCAACAATTCTGGCGTCACTGGCGCATACACATCTGGGGGCGCCGCAACAGCAAACGGGAGTGACTACACCGTTCGACGCTATGGTCTGGATGTTTACGTCGGTTATGCCAACGATATTGTCAGGGTTACCTATAAAGGTGGACTTGATGGAAACAATATCAAGATGTTTAAACTCATGATTCTTCGTGCTGCGACAAGGGAAATGCAAAACATGCACGATGATGTAGTTGGTGTAAAGGACCTAAATCCACGCAATGTGGCGGTAACGGAAACTGGATTTTTGGAAAGTGAACTCATGCAACTTAAGAAATATGCGCGAAGAAGAATCGCATAATGGCAACACCAAAAGAATTGAATGTAGACATAAGCATTCAACTAGACGACGATGACACCAAGGACTATCTTGATGATGTAAAGAAAAGGATGCGCGATTTACGTCCTGTATGGCCGAAAGTTCATCAAAGTCTTAAGGCTTATATGATTGAAAACTTTACCGCCCAGGGACTGCCCGCTGGTGGGTGGAAACCACTCGATGCAGAATATGCTTCCTGGAAGACCAGGACATTTCCTGGTGCACCGATGTTGGTTCAAACTGGGTCACTGTTTCAGCGAATAGCACGCGGTCCAAAACTTGACGGTGGAGCACGGACGGCAACATTTTCATTTACTGGAAAAATAACTCGTTTTCACCAATACGGCACCGAAAAGATGCCTGCGCGCCCGATACTTTTTGCCCCAGAACGATGGGTGCAAGAAGTTGCCGATGCGGTTGGTGACTACATTGTTGAAGGAAATGTTTAATCATGCCAAATTATTTAATGCATGGCGCGCATTTTGCAAAAGACTATGTTTCTTCATACTTGCAAAACGATTTACCAAAACGAGCAGTGCGTTATCGTAACGGTTGGGACTTGTCAGACACTGAACTACCAACACCACTTAAGTTTTATACGCATGAACCGCTTGCTCTTGATGTGTGGCCGACAATAATTACGGTTGCCATATCGACTACTCGTTTTGACAGAATGGGATTTGATGGACCAGACCCCTTGTACCGAGTCAATTACGCAATGAGAACTTACGTTTGGTGTAGGGCGGTTGGCGCCGATGAAGCAACCATTGCCAGAGACAGACTTACGGCAGTGGTTCGTTCTGCCCTTCTTGATTACCCATGTTTGCAGGCGGTTGACCCAAGACAGTCATTTCAGGTAATGATTGACGAATCCAGCATGAGGGAAGAATTTTCCGAAATCACCCTACTTAAAGGTGACAGAGTTCTATGTGGTGCTTATGTTGGGTACGACCTCGGAATCAACGAAGTTGTAACCCGTCAAGATATCGGAGAAATTTCAGAGATTGAATTGTCGATTTCTCAACAGGGAGTTACCGATACAAACCTTCTAGTCAGTTCTGGCTTTGAGACCCATACCATTGATTAACCCTCTATGGGGTACAATTTATACCGCAATACGTAAGGAGACTGCGAAAAATGTCGCATCTATTCAAAATTATTGAAAACGGCGACTACTCGTCAGTAGCGGGTCCAGCAATCATTGTTAAAAACGTTACCCAAGGACCCGTTGAAATTGATGAGGACGGCAGAATCCTTTCAAGCATGAGGGTTGCTGCCGTTGACGAATCATGCCCCATCTGCAGGGCGCAAATTGAAAAAGGAAAATTGCAAGTGCTTCACACCGTTTCAGCCGCAAAATCACCAAAACCAAAAGCAAAAAATGTTCAGCCAGTCGAAGTTCAATCAGAATCAACAGTTGCTGTCACAGAAGACAACAGTTCTGTACAATAGGAATCAAATTAATACGCGTAGTTCTCTAATAGTGAGGAAGGTGTCATGCCAGGCGTAAGCATACAAACAGCAGTCAGAATTGGACCAAACGCCACAACGGCAGTTGAGACATCACAGGCATTCTTTGTTGGCAAGACGGTGCGTGGTCCAGTGACTTCATCTAAGTTGGTCACAAGTCTCGCAGAATTTGAAGCAATCTATGGTGGTTATGCGTCGTACTCGTACACGCATCCTTCAGTGCAGACATTCTTTGAAGAGGGTGGCACAAGAGCGTGGATTGCACGCGTTGCTGGTTCTGGTCATTCAACTGGTTCAAGAACCCTCGACACAGTGGCTGGCGCTGGCGGAACAAACGTCATGACGATTACAGCCAATGGTCCTGGTGCGTGGAGTACTGGCATCACCGTTCAGTGTGTGAATCCAGGAACTGCTGCTGGTACGTTCGTCATTAAGATTTTTGATGGCGGCACACTTGTGTTCAGCACGGGTAATGTCACGACGGTTGCACAAGCAGTCGGTCGCATTAATTCCAGCCCAACGGTGTCAAAAATCGTAACTGCCACGGACCTTGATGCGGGCGGCGTACCACACAACGACGCGTCACCAGTTGCGCTTAGTGCTGGGGATGACAATGAAGAAACCGTGACCGCAGCCGACTATGTCACTGGGCTCGGTTTGTTCCTTGAATCATTTGGAACTGGTGCTGTAATCTGCGCAGAGTCGTCAAACGGAACGGTTCAGACGGCTTTGGCAAATCATGCGAATACATACAATAGAATCGCGTTTTTGTCTGGCGCATTTGACGACACGATTGCTGAAGCAGTTACTGCTGGACAAACCTTGTCTGCGGCTGGCGTAAATGCTGAGCACGTCGCCTATTTCTATCCGTGGGTTTATGTTCCAACAAGCGTTTCTGGCGTTAATCGATTGATTCCGCCCGTGGGCTACGCCGCTGGAAAAAGAGCGGTTGCGCATACGCAGGTTGGTGCACACAAGCCAGGTGCTGGACTAATTTCAACTTCTAGTTTTGTAAATGGTGTTGCAACCGATATTGACAAGACGAACGGTGACGCACTTGATGACGCACATGTAAATGCAATTCGTGTCATTAACAACACAATTCGTGTGTATGGCGCTCGTTCGCTGTCTTCCGATACGACGAACTTCCGCTACATCACGGCACAGGACGTTGTCAATCAAGTTGTGGTTGAGGCGAATCGCTCACTTGAAGACCTGCTGTTCAGCGTCATCGACGGAAGAAACACCGTTTTCTCTGCTGTTGAATCCAAACTATTTGCGATTCTTGAGCCACTAAGAACTAGCGGCGCCCTGTTTGAGGCATTTGATACCACTGGAAAGAGAATCGACTTTGGTTATTCAGTAAAGTGTGATGCGTCGCTCAACCCGACTGCTCAACTGGCTGATGGTCTTGTCAAAGCAAAGGTCGGCGTCAGAGTATCCAGCGTCGGCGACAAGATTGAAGTCGACATCATTAAGTCCAACTTGACCAAGTCGGTCGTCTAATCAACGGAGGAATAAATCATGGCAAAAGTAGCGCAACGACAAGTTCTTGCGAGAGTTCAACCGCATGGCACGCAGCAGATTGCTGACTTGCCCAAATTTGAAACTTTTCGTTTTGCTCAAGTCTCTGGTGGAGAAATCACTGCTTCGGTGGAGAAAATCTACGAGGGCGGAAACGATTTCCCCACCGTGCTGTGCGCTCCATTTGATATTGGCGACATTACGCTGACTGCTCACTACGACGACGACAGAGTTGCATCTGATGGTCCGACTGGCATTGCGGCAAAGGTCGCAAAGTTGCGCGAGTATGTCGGAAAGGCCTACTACGACATCACGGTTGAAACGTACGACTGCGATATCAAAAAGCCAGGCTTGGACCGCATGTACTCAAAGGCCCTTTTGGTCGGTTTGACCGAGCCAGACGGAGACTCGTCTTCTGGCGCACCATCAACCTTTGCTCTTACGTTCTCAATTTCAAAGGTCGCTAGTAAGTAAATTAGTTTAATAGTTTACAACTAGGCGCTGGGTTGTGTGCTAGGTTTTCCCCATGAGCAACAGCGAACTATACACATCATCGGATGAACCAAAGAAGCCAGCAAAGGCTGACAAGCAGGAAAAGAAGGGCGAAGCAACCCTCCTTGACCAACTTAGTGCTGCAATCAAACGAAAGGTTGAGCGTCCTGTCGTTTATCTAAACGTTCCAGAACGCCCCAATGTCAAGTTGATTATCAGCCCAAATATAACGCAGAATCAAATCCGCTCGTGGCGCAAGTCTGCTGGTGAGGACACAAAGGCTGGCATGGATGCGTTGCGATTCGCCTGCATGGTTGTTGGCGCAACAACACGTGGCATCATGTTCGACAACGAGGAAGTGCGCGACGATGACGGCAACGAACTCACTTTTGGTTCGGACCTCATTTTGGCGATGACTGACACGACCAGGCCACAACCAGATTGTGTTCGTGCATTTTTCGGCGTTGACCCACATGTTGAGTCAGCGGCAGTAGCAATCCTTGAGGCTGCTGGATATTCAGACACAGTTGACACCGAGGACCCTATGAAGGAGTCTTCGACGAATTAATCGAAGATTCCCTAATTATTAACGCTGCAAGGCTTGGGGAACTTTGGGGAACTAACCCGCTTGATTTAATGCGGTGTTCTCCTGATGAATGGTTAATACTTATGGCCTGTGCTAAAGTAGTAGAGCAAGACCGCGAACGAGAACGGCGCGAACTGGATAAGAAACGGTAGCACTCCCCTCGGCCCAAGTTAATTAAAACTGTTTAACAGGCTCAGGACACAATGGCTGAAACAACCAGAGATATTACCCTTAGGGTAAGAACGACACGCGACGAAGGTCCCACAAGGTCAACGGAACGCGTTGACGAGTTGGGCGACCACGCAACAAAGACTGGTGGCAGGCTTAAATTAATGGCCAAGGCCGCCGATGGCGCCAGTAGGTCGTTGCTAAAACTGGCAGGAGCAGCAACCCTTGCAAAAGCATCACTCAAGGGCATGGGGGACGAGACAAAGAAACTAGAAAGAGTGATGTACAAAGTCCATCACATGATGAGAGCATTAGGTGCAGCACTTCAAAAATTTCTTGTTGCGGGATTAAAATTTGCAACCCTCTCGATTGGTGCAATGAGCGTTGCCCTGGTTGGTGTGCATGCTCTTTTTATTGCTGGAAAATTTCTGGTCAAGTCGTATCACGTTGCTCTCAAGGGATTGGCTGCGACAGCCGCTGGTGCTGCGGTAGCAATAGGTTTAATTTCTGCAGCGATTCGGGAAAATCAGGCGGCCATGTTCGCCTATCGCGGACAGGGGCATGGCGAATTTGGAACTGGTGCTCGGCAGGCGCAGGTTGCGTTAAGGGGTCTTCAGGCTGACTCAAAACTGGCTGGTGCTGGTGCGGAAGCACTTTCTAAGGTCTATGGAGAAATCGCAAAGTCAAAGACTGGCTACAACGGAGCGAGTAAGGCAATCCTCAAGGGGCTGACGGACTTTGCTGCGGCTGGACAACCAGTAGAAGAAGGATTACAAAAGGCAGCAGCCCTTGTCATTGCGCTTCAGGACAAAAAGAAGGGATTTGGAGCCGTCACCGCCGCAGCAAAAGAACTTGGACCAGCAATGGAAAAGGCGATGGAGGAGGCAAAGAAAAAGGGAATAG